TAGCCCGATCAGGAGATCGGCGATCCACGCCCCGACCGGCCCGCCGGCATTGTGGAGCGGTGCCGTCACCCCGTTACTGCCGCGCGAAAACCAGCCCGGGTCCTCCATCGAATGGGTCGCAAGGCACACCAGCAGATACACCAGGCACGCGCCGATCAGGATAAAGGCGACATCGCGCACCACGCGCAACTGCCAGGGCGCAGGCCCGGCTGCCGGGGGGGGGCGCGCAGGCACGGACGCATCGCGGCCCTTGCGGCGTTTGGACATCACGCTGGACACGGTTAAAAAGAGATCCATCATCAAAAAGGGAACAATCCATCATACAACATGCGCTGAAATCCACGGTTGAATCACCGCGAGGCCATCGCCATTGTTACCATGCCGCCACAATGACCCACCTGGAACCCGCATGAATACGACCTTGCCCCACCGCCACCTGCGCCTGTTGATCCTGGGCTCCGGCCCCGCTGGCTGGACTGCCGCCGTCTACGCCGCGCGCGCCAACCTCAATCCGGTGGTCGTGACCGGCATGGAAATGGGCGGGCAGCTGATGACCACGACCGAAGTTGATAACTGGCCAGGTGATGCCCATGGCCTTATGGGCCCGGCGCTGATGGAGCGCATGCAGGCCCACGCCGAGCGCTTTGAGACTGAAGTTGTGTTCGACCATATCCACACTTGCGACTTAAGCCAGCGCCCCTTCACCCTGATTGGCGATAACGCCCGTTACACTGCCGATGCGCTGATTATCGCCACCGGCGCGACCGCCAAATATCTCGGCATTGCATCCGAAGAGGCATACAAAGGCCGCGGCGTTTCCGCGTGCGCGACCTGCGATGGATTTTTCTACAAGGAGCAGGATGTGGCCGTGGTTGGCGGCGGCAATACTGCGGTGGAAGAAGCCCTGTACCTTGCCAATATCGCGCGCAAGGTGTATCTGGTTCACCGCCGCGATGGCCTGCGTGCGGAAAAGATCATGCAGGATAAACTCTTTGCCAAAATCAAGGAGGGCAAGATTGAGCCGGTGTGGTTTCACACCGTGGATGAAGTGCTGGGCAATGCGCAGGGGGTGAGCGGCCTGCGGGTGAAATCCGTCCACGATGCCAGCCCCCGCACGCTCACTGTCAATGGTGTTTTTATCGCCATCGGCCACACCCCCAATACCGGGTTGTTTGAAGGCCAATTAGAGATGAATCACGGTTATATCAAGATTCATTCCGGGATTGACGGCAATGTCACCGCGACCAACATCCCCGGCGTCTTTGCCGCAGGCGATGTAACTGACCGCCACTACCGGCAGGCCATCACCTCGGCCGGTTTTGGCTGCATGGCAGCGCTCGATGCCGAGCGGTTTTTGGATGCACTGGGGTGAATTGGCGCGCCCGGCAGGACTCGAACCTGCAACCACCGGCTTAGAAGCGTGGGAGATTGTGTAGTGATATCAATCTGATGATTGATTTTATTTTCAGGAGGCATCCCCCGCCAGCCCGCTGTTTTCCGTCGATTTTTTGCGATTTTTCAGGAGTTTTTGTCTATGCATTATTGCGGCTCATCCGGGTCGCCACCAAGCACCGTGTTGATCATTTGACCCACGCTGATCAACACGGTGATCAAAAGGTTCCAGAAATAGCATCGCACCCACTGCATTACGCACCGCCTGTTCCGAATCCTGGTCGTTCGCCTGGATGGATGGGCGCATCGAGAATCTCCGCCGCGCGGCCTTGAGCCAGCAATCCGAGTGCTTCCATTTGCTCCACGCCTGCCCGTGTCACCTGGTCTGCTAGATCGGTGAACTGCGCTTTGCGTGAGCGTTCTTGCGAGACGCGCAGTGCTGCCGCTTGAGTGCGTTGCTCCATCGGGGCGGCGGGATCGTCAATGGATGCCAGCTCGATTGCGATGCGTTCTTGCATCGTGAAGCGCAAATCAAACGCTAAATTCGTGATGATCTGATCCCGGACGGGTTCGGGCGCTGGAGGCGGGGTGATAAGTTGCGGCTGGCCATTTTCGCCTGTCACGATGACTTGTCCTTGTGACTGCCCGTCTAACAGCGCTTGATAATGCGCTTCTGTGATCGCCACCGCATCATTTGGAATATCAGCGTGTAGGCCCTCGATATAAAACCCTGTGGTGCTGTTGCTGTAGAAGTAATTCATGTCAATTCCTGATTAGTGTCCGATCGCGCGCCAATACATGCCCGTCCAGCTGTTGCTGTTGCCGCCGGGGTGCTGGATAAACACTGAAAATCCAGTGTTACTAAGTGATCCTTGATTCACTTGAGCATACATGTCTTGTCCGATTTTATTGATCGAGTTCGAGTTGATGTCAGAGACTGTTACATTCCAACAACCATTTGGGAATGCGATTGGGAACGTCACGTTGCGGGTGATTTCGCTTGTTGTTGTCATCATGTAAACGCCCCATTGCTCGATGATCCCGTCGGGGCGTTTCATCCAGCCGTTTGTGTTTTTAGATGCACTGTAGCCGATATCACCCGGCGTCCATGTGACATTGCCAGAACCGTCCACAGTTTTTTCTGTGTTGCCGATTTTGAGCTTGCGCTGCGCACCCCATTTGGGCGTCACAATATTCGCACTGCCGTCAAAATTCGTCCCGTTGATTTGGACGACTGATTTCAGCTTTGTTGCTGTGCTTGCGTTGCCGAGAAATGCAGTGGCTTGTACTCCGCCAGCAAAGAATGCCTTTTCATTGACATCAATCCTGAACAGCCATTTTCCCGCGTTATGATCGTAAATGCCCGTGTTGCCATTTCCATTGGTCTGATAGCTGATGAGGTGACCATTTATTGCTTTGAGTAAAAGCGCCGCCGTGTATGTTCCTGTGTTAATCGTGAGATTGCCACTTAGAATACCGCCAGTTAATTTCAACCGACTATCTGGATCAAAATTGCCCGAATGCCATAATTTGCGCCACGACGCATTGCCGTTGTTGCTTGTGCTGCGCACATAGACTGTATCATCGTAATATGAACACGCAAATTGCAACGCGTAGTAATTATTAGGGTCGGAGTACGTACACGAAATCAGATGACACCACACGCCCAATCCGCCCGGCCAGCCGCCATCAGCAGACGCGATTTGCTGATAAAACCCGCTGTCAATTCGAGCAGTGATGTTGGAAGGGGCGACGGCGATGTTTTTAACACGGTTATTCAATTCATCCTGTAATCCTGCCACGCCAGCAATTGAGTGTCCGTGTACTGCGCCTGCTGCGCCAATCTCTGAAAGCGTCCATGTCACATTGCCAGAACCGTCAACCGTTTTCTCGGCGTTGCCAATTTTGAGTTTGCGCTGCGCACCCCATTTTGGGGTCACGATATTCGCACTGCCGTCAAAATTCGTCCCGTTGATTTGGACGACTGATTTCAGCTTTGTTGCGGTACTGGCATTGCCGAGAAACGCTGCCGCTTGCACTTGACCTGCAAATTGGGTTTTTTCATTGACATCAATGCGGAACAGCCATTTGCTGTTAGTCAAATCATAAAACCCGGTGTTGTTCGCCGATGACGCACACATCCGAATATGACGCTTCCCTGCTGGTTTGAAATCAATCAGGGCTTCACCTGCTGTTGCCAGCGTGACATTCCCTGTCAGTGTGCCACCTGTCAGTTTCAGCCGACTATCGGGATCAAAATTACCCGAGTGCCAGAGTGTGTTCCATGCACGATTCCCGTCATTACCAGTACGACGTACATAGACATTATCGTTAAAAAATGAACAGGCAAATTGCAAAGCATAATAGTTTTCAGCATTAGAATGCGTACACGAGATCAGATGCCACCAGCTCGTTGCACCAGTCGGCCAGCCTTCACTAGGTGCGGATTGCTGATAAAACCCGCTGTCAATTCGAGCAGTGATATCGGGAGGGGCGGTGGCGATCTTGGTAACACGGTTATTCAGAGCAGCATCCAGTCCAACCACTTGTTCAGTTGCGTGAATGTGATCGATGTTGGACTTTCCATTTAGTGCATCTTGCAATCCTGCCACGCCAGCAATTGAGTGTCCGTGTACTGCGCCTGCTGCGCCAATCTCTGAAAGCGTCCATGTGACATTGCCAGAACCATCTACCGTTTTTTCTGTGTTGCCGATTTTGAGCTTGCGCTGCGCGCCCCATTTGGGCGTCACAATATTCGCGCTACCATCAAAATTAATTCCGTTGATCTGACAGACCGATTTCAGCTTTGTCGCTGTGCTGGCATTGCCAAGAAATGCTGTCGCTTGCACATCGCCAGCAAAATGGGTCTTGTCATTGGCATCAATCCGGAACAACCATTTTTTTCCGTCATGATCCCAAATGCCCGTGTTGCCATTTCCATTGGTCTGATAGCTAATGAGATGACCATTCGTTGATTTGAGTAAAAGCGCCGCCGAGCCGTCTTTTTCAATCTTGAGATTCCCGCTCAGCGTACCGCCGCTCAGTTTCAACCGGCTATCGGGATCGAAATTACCCGAATGCCACAATTTATGCCATGATGCATTACCGTTGTTTTTTGTGCTGCGGAAATACACCACATCATTATGAAATGAACACGCAAATTGCAGCGCATAATACTGTGATGGGGTTCCGTTTGTGCTTGACAGCAAATTCCACCAGCCTGTAGCACCAGTCGGCCAGCCATCTGATGGGTTGCCTTGCGTATAAAACCCGCTGTCAATCCGGGCGCTGATATCTGCATGTGCGAGGGCGGTTTTGCTCACATACGCATCCAGCACGACTTTTGTCGCTGCCGGGGTCATCGCGCGGATGTTATCTGTCCCGGCGCTTGCTTCAGCATTTGTTGCAAGTTCCACCACGCCCGCCATTGATGTCGTTGCCGGTGGATTTAAAAAATTGGCATTGCCGAAGGTAATTGTGCTGGCATTGATTTGGACAAGCCGGATATCAACCGCCAGCAACAGCATGGATGAAGCCGATTTTTGCATGATGACGGCGGATTGGCTGTAAACCGCAAACAGCGTGCCGTCTTCCAGATATAACCCGAAGCTGCGCAATGAATACCCGGCGTCGCTTTCATCGCGGATGGTGATATGAATCGTGTCCGCTGCAACGGCCTGGCCGGAAAATGTGGTCAGTTTTTTGATTTCGCCCGGCAGTGATGTGGTCGTGGGGGCAGTATTGAAATGCTGGGCGCTGACCCCGATTTTTGCGATCTTGACGGCGTTTGTGCCGGTATTGGCAGCATTGATGAGCGCGGCACGCCCGGCATTTGTAATAGTGATGACAAGGCCAGACATATTTAATTCTCGGTAACAGATAAACGGCGATACACCACGGCGCGGGCAGCGGCCACTATCGGCACGTCGCTGCGCGCCTGCACGCCCTGGGTAAATGTAAAATGGCTGCGCACAGGTTTGACGCGGTGAATTGCCGCAATCACGGCTTCGATTTGGCCTGCTGTAGGAGCCTTGCCGCCTGAGCCGGTCAATGTCAGCACAAGATCAAACGTATGCGGTGGGCCGGGTGGGCTTTGTTGCCACCATTCTCGCAGGGCAATATTGCCGCCAAAATGGCCGATGACCTGTTTGAGCGCCAACAATGTGCCTTTATGCCGATGGATTTGGTAACTTTCTTTGATTGCCTGCCGCTTTTGCGCTTCATCCCATTCTGAGGACCACTCGCTGACCCGCAGTGCCCACGCCAGCCAGGCCAGCGCGGATTCCGGGCAGGTGTCGGCATCCCATAATGTCGTGATCGGGACGGGCAGGGTGTCCCGCCCGATGGTGGCATCCAGTGCGCGCTCCAGCGGACTGGCGTTGGGTGGCAGCAATGTCGTCATACGCCCACTCCGGCCAGGACAAGATCAATCCCGGTACAGCGGGCGGCTTGCAAGTTGCTGACAACAAGATTGTTCGCCGGGCTGTGCAGGTCTACACGGGAGACTCCAGGCTGGTGCAGGGCGGCATGCAGGCCGGACAGGGTGATGTCGTAGCCCAGGCGGAATTGTTCATGGGTGTAACGTTCGCATGCCTGGTGTGCGGCGGCCATGATGACGGCAACATCCGGGCCGGGCTGGCAGATGAGGGAGGCGGAGACGGCATAGGTCAGCACCTGTGCGGGCTGTACGATCACCTGATCGGTCAGCGGTCGCACGGCCTCGGCGTTCAGGGCCTGATCGACCTGCGTCAGCAGGGCGACATCGGGGAGGCCAGCGGGATTGTCATCGGTGGGCACGGCCAGCACGGTCACGCGCACCTGTCCCGGCGCGGGGCTGTCTACGCTCACATCGGCGACGTCAGTAGAGGCGGACAGGGCGTGAAATGCGTAGGACAGTTGCGGCCCGGCGGTCGAATGGCCTTCCAGCGATAATTGCGTGCGCTGGCGGAACCTGTCATCTTCTTCGCCCGCCAGGCGCTGGACGCCAAGCAGGGCGGCCAGGTGATCCAGATCAGAGGCGCGGGCATAGGCCAGCATGGTCGATTTGGCGGCATCATTGATGCGCGCGCGCAGCAACAGTTCCCGGTAGGCGACCACTTCCAGCAGCTTTGTCACCGGCTCCGATTCCAGCGCCAACGTGGCGGCCATTTCGGGGAAGCGAGCCAGAAAATCCGCCTTGATGGAGGCGAGAATGGTGTCATAATCCAGCGGCTCAATGACCTGCGGCGCAGGCAACAGGGACAGATCAATGGTCATCGCACGAGTTCCACAGTCAAAGAAAGGTCGCCCGATTGATGGGCGATCAGGTAGCGCCCGTGGACGGTCAGATTGACCCGCCCGACACCGATGGAGGCCACCACCACGCGCTGCAATTGAAAACGCGGCTCCCAGGCGCGCAGGGCGCTGGCGGTGGCGGCATACAGCGCGGCCAGTTGGTGGCGGTTGGTGGGGGAGTCGATCAGGTCAAACAGGCGCGAGCCATACGTGCGCCGCATGACCCGGCTGCCGATGGGCGTGGTGAGAATGTCGCGGATGGACTGTTTGAGGTGTTCCAGCCCGGTCAGCGCGGTCCCGGTGATGGCGTTGCTTCCGATCATGCCGCCCATGATGGGGACAGCGGCGTGGAGGTTCCTGCGGTGGAGTTTGCGGGTTTACTGGCCGCCACGCGGCGGCACTTCTTCCAGATCATCCCGCCGCTGCGCTTCAATGGAGGTGGTGAACCCGCCGGAATCCAGTTGATGTTCGGCACGGGTGACAATCCACTCGCCATCGGCCAGGGCATCAAACCCGGACAGCATGATCGGCATTTCCGCGCACAGGGCGGGAAGGCCGGTCAGGTTCAGCGACAGCCGGGTGCGTCCGCGTTGCAGGCGGCGCAGGGCGGCCTGGGCGGCGATCAGGGCCTCCTGCGCGGAGGGGTAGGGATGGCGCAGGTACAAGATGGGCTCGCCATTGCCTGCATAGACATACCGCTCACTGGCCTGCCGGGGCTGGCGCAGGTGGGCGCAGACGCAGGTGTAATGCTGACGTTCGGTGATGGCGGCGCTCCAGCCACCATCGCCCACCACATGGGCGGGGAGGATCGGCAGGGTTGGCAATGGATGGCCCTGGCTGTCCACGCCCGCGCCGCGCTCGATAAACAGCAATGCGCCCCCGGCGGGTTTCATCAGTGCGCCGTATTGTTCGGCCAGGCGGGTCAAGATGTGCAGGTCAGATTCGTAGACCTGCTCTACGTGTTTGATACGCTCATTGGCAAAGCGCGCGGCGCAGCGCGGGGTGAGGCCGTGTTCGCCTGCAATGGTGCTGACGATCTTGCCGATGGTGGTATTGCGCCAGTCGCGTTTTTTGCCGCTTTTGAGGCTGGCCTTCATGTCGGCGGACTTACCGCACAGGCGCAGGGTGCGCGGCAGGCCGGAGGATTCGATTTCATCCACGGTATAACTGCCCATGCGGTACAGGGACTCACCAACATAGCCCAGTTCGATCACCAGGACTTCCCCAGTACCGGGCAGGGCAATGGCCTGGTCGCGGTTATCCAGCGTCAACTCGAATTGATCGGCGGTAATGCCTGCCTCATCGGTGATGCGCACATCCAGCAGGCGGTCGGCAATGCGGGCGGTGATGTCCTGGTCGTGATGCAGGATGCGAAAGGCCGGGGTCATCGTGCATTCACCACAGGCGCACGGTTTGCACCGGCGGGGGCAGCACCGGCACCGGAGGCAGGGTCAGCACCACCCCGGCAGGCAGGACGGGCGCATGCCATGCCACCTGCGGATTGACATCCAGCAGCGCGTGCACGGCGTGCGCGTTGCCATAAATGCGCCAAGCGATGGCATCCAGCACATCACCATCGCGGCTGCGGTAGGTTGCCGGGAGATGGTTCATGCGGCCCCCTCATTGTCTGGCAGCGGGGTGTTGGTATTGGCGGCAATTGCGGCAGCGGCCAGGGGCGGTGGGGCGTCATCCTCGCCATAGGCGGCAAGCGCGATGGAAAACGTCATGTGCCGGGGCTGGCCCAGCATGTCCAGTTCCGAGCCGGTCTGTTCCAGGCGTTCGATGACATACAGCCCGTACACCGCGCCAAAGTGATCCAGCAGCGTGTGCGGCTCCCCGCTGTGCGCCAACTGGCGCAGACGCTGCAAGGTCTCGGTGCCGCCGGTGTAATGCGGCAACAGATAGCCTTCCAGGGTGATGCTTTCCTCGCCCGGTCCGAGAAACTGCCGTGCCGGGGTGCGCAACAGGCGCTCGTGCGTGGCCCAGCGGTATTCATGGCTGCGCGTGAGCGTCTGGTGCGCCACCGTGCCGACCATGAACGGCACATCGCCCAGCACCAGCATGACCAGTCCGGCGGGGGCCGGGTCGCTGCGGTCAAGCGCTTTGAGCATTTCCCCGTATTTGCCGGTGATGGCATCCAGGCGGCGGTTGACCAGCGCTGCGCCTTCTTTTGCCAGAAGCCCGATGGCATCGGCTCCCACGGCAGACACTAGCGTGTCGATGCGGCCTGTAGTGAGGGCCTCGGCGGCGTTGGCAAAGCCATAATGGCCTGCGATCTGCCCCAGCGCATGGGCCGGTTGCCCGGCAAAGCCCCGGGTGAAGTTGATGAGGCTGTTGCCGGTGAGCGTGTCGCGCGCCCGGCGGGCGGCCTCGGCGGCCTGGACAGGATTGAGGGCGGACAGTGGATTGATCATGACCACTGTCTCCCGTCCCCGTCCCACAGCCCGGCACGGCGCACCTGCCCTTCTTCACGGCGGATGATGCGGGCGACCTGCCGCGCCAGCGTTTCAGCGCTCTGGCCGGGCTGCTGGGTGATGTTGATGGTGATGGTGGTGTGATGTGCGACCGCCGGGGCGGCCTGCCCGGCACGGGAGGCGGCATGCGCGGCCACCGCTGGTAACCCCGGTGCAGACACATCCGGCATATCCAGTTGCGGCGCAAAGGCCAGCGTCGCCGCCGTTCCCAATGCGGCACTTGCATGCCCGACCTGCCGCACCATGCGGCCAATGCCCATGACCGCGCCTTCGCCCACGCCTGCGCCCAGACCGATAAAGACCCGTGAAGGGGAGTTGATTTTCAGTTTGTCCTTGAACCAGTTGACGGTACTGTCGGCAATGCCCTTGATGGCATTGCCCACCGCCCCGGTCATACCTTTAATGCCGTCGATCAGTCCGTCCATCATCATTTTTCCAAACTCACTGAATTTGTCCGGCAACGCTTGAAACCACGTCATCGCACTGGAAAACAGGTCTTTGATCCCGTCCCACATATCACCGAAAAAGCCGCTGATGGCTCCCCAATTGTTCACGATCAAGCTCACCGGGTTCCATGACAGCATGGCCCAGATGGTGTCCCAATGCTCGATCACCTTGCTGACCGTCCAGCCGACCGCCGTAATGAGAAGTTTGACCGCAGCCGCCGCAAACTGGAATGCTGCGCCAATGACCGTGCCGATCCCCTTGCCGACAACGGCCAGCCATTCAAATGCCTGACCTGTGCTTTCAAACGGGCCCACCACCTCGGTGATCCAGTGCCATAACTCGCTGAAACCGGCCACAACGGCGTCCCACACTGGCTGCCAGGCCGCCAGCGCATCGCCCCAGCCATCCAGCGCCGGGCCCATCATGTCGGCGAAACCATCCCAAAGGCCGCTCAAAGATCCCTTGATCGCATCCCAGATGTCCATCAACCCACCCAGCGGCCAGGACAGTGTCGTCTGGATGCTGTCCCAATGCTCGCGGATTGTTTCGACCATCCAGCCCACGGCATCGGCCACACCCCGCACCGGGGTCAGGGCTGCGCCCAACACGGTTCCGAGTGTTTCACCAAACGCCTGTGTGGCATACACACTGTCCATGAAATTTGCAGAACACGTGTCCATCGGTGCAAACAGGTTCTTGAACCATGTCCATGCCGCCTGAAGGCCGGATACCAGCCCGTCCCACAAGGGGAGCAGCGGAGCCAGCCCCGTGCGCAACCCGTCCAGCACCGGGGTCATGGTGGCCGAAATGCCTGCCCACAGGGTTTCAAACTTCGGCCCGATCTTGTCCCAGTGCGCGGCGACCTGGAAGGCGGCATAGGCCAACCCGGACAGAATCAACCCAATCGGGTTTGCCAGCAGCACCACCCGCAGCGCGGTAAACGCCTTGGTGATTCCGGCGACGCCAAAGGCGACGGCGGCAAAGACAGCTTTTCCCCCAATCAGGCTGACAAAGGTTTTGCCCAACCCGCGCATCAATTCCGTGTTTTTTTCCATCCAGTTTGAAATCGGCGCAAGCAGGTTGATGATACGGGCGAACAGGTCCCCCATCGGGGCCAACAAGGGGGCAATGGCCGCATCGCGCAGCCGGATCAGCGCATCGCCCATCAGTTTGAATGCAAACGCGGGGTCGCCCTGCATCCGTTTTCTGGCATCGTCAGAGACCATGCCTTCTGCCGCCGCCACTTCGGCGCGGATTTTCTGATATTCCTCCATGTTGGCCAGCATCGGCGTGATGAAGCTCAATACCCGTTTGTTGCCAAACAGTTCGCCAATGCGGAACGCATCCCCGCCGGTGACTTTTTGAATGAGTTTCAGGGATTCTTCGATGGGGTCCAGTCCTTGCTGTTGCCACGTCTTGAATTCACGTTCCAGGTTGATGCCCGCTTTCTGAAACTTTTTGACCGTTTCCGGTGCAGTCAGGTTGTTCAGATAATTTTCCATGTTGGTGGCCGCCTGTGACGGGTCTGCCGCCCCGTACATGGCAACCTGCAAGGACGCGCCAATGGTGGCAACCGCTTTGGTACCCGTCATCCCCAGCTTGCTGGCCGCAGCGGTCATGGCCGGAAAGTATTGCGACATGTCCTTGAGTTCAAAGCTGCCCGCCTTACCTGCGGCCACCAGCATGTCCATAGCTTTGAGCATTTCTTCCGGGGCGAGTTTCAGGTTGTTCATGGTGGCAAACGCGGTCCGGGCGACGTCGCCAATCTCGGCCCCGGCGGCGGTGGCGGTCAGCCCGACGGTCTCGATAACACGCTCGACTTCCCCGGCATCCATCCCGGCGGTGATCATCACATTGAAGCCTTCGGCCAGTTCAGCGCGGGTCTGGCCTGTTTTGCTGGATAATTCCCCCAATGCGCTGCCGATCTGGGCCATGCGCTCGCTTGACAGACCGGCCGTAATCCCGATGTCGGTCAATGTGGTTTGAAATTCCCCCGCGCCTTTGAGTGCAGCGCCAATCCCGGCCAGCATGGCCGTGGGCATCAACAGCCGCGAGCGTGCCTGACTGAAGCGCGACTGCGCACGGTCGCGGGCGAGCATGGCGCGTTGCAGTCTGGTTTCTCTGGCCTGCAATTCTTCCAGTGAACCGCCCAGCCTTTTGATGCTGCGATCATGTTTTTCGGCGGCCTCTGTCGCTTCACGATGGGCAGCAGCGGCATGCTTCACCTTGAGCCGCCCGCGCTCCACACTGTCTGACAATTTGCCCTGCTGGCGTTCCAGTTGCTCCGCGCGGGACTTCAACTGCTCAAGCTCTTTCCCATCCGCCTTCCGCATGGCGGCCTTGACCTTGAGCAGTTCCTGGCTGACATGCGCCAGTTTGGCGCGGCTTTTTTCCAGATTGGCTTCTGCGCCTTGCAACAGATTGAAGCGGCTGTCTTTCTTGTTCAGCAAGGCGATGGCATCGCCGATTTTGGCAAGCTTTTTGGGTGCACTGGTGGTCGCATGCTCAAAGCTCGCACTCAACACCGCCCCGATGCTGACGCCAATTGCCAAATCCGACATCTTCAGTCTCTGCCTGTTATGATGGTGCTATCCATGTAAGGTGAATCAAGGGGAAGCCGCCATGTTCCGTTTTTTCAGCGATTTCTGGTTCATGTTGCGATGCCAATGGGGGGACTATCAGCGCTTGCGCTGGCATTGGCTGTTTCTGGCGTTGCTGTATGGGCCGGGGCTGGTGTTGTATGCATGGATGTTTTCCATTTTCAATAACTGGATTGGATACCCCGGTCTGGCCCTGATTCCCACAACCATATTTCACTACAAGATCAATATGCGTTTCGTGGAGCTGTTTGAAAACCTGTTGCGCCGCTGGTGGCCGTCCAATGCACCACCGCCACCCGATGTTGACCTGTACACCGAGTTCCTGCGCACCCATGCGCCGCATTCATCCCCGCGCAAGCGCTGAATGCCCCTGCTTGACCAGAGTGCCCACATGCTCCACCCAGGTGGACAATTCCTCAAGTTCCATGTCCATGAGGTCGGTGCGGGTCAATCCGGTGTGCATGGCGAGCCAGGCGCAAGCCCGCCATACCTCCTCCGGGCGGGTCAAAAAAAACCGCTCAACACCTTTTGCAGGGCGTTGTAATCACTCATGTCCAGCTCATGCAGGTCTTCGGGGGACACCTCGGCCAGATTGGCAATCAGGGCGATTTCCTTTTCTGCATCGGTGCTGCCTGCCTTGTCCACAATCAACCGGTCGCGCACCTTGGGGCGGCGCAGGTGCAGGGCCGACACCTTGACCCCATCAATGTCGATGGGGTGATTGAGGGCGACGGTTTCACGCTGGGGGGTGGGGCTGGTCATGCCTTGGCTCCTTTTTTGGTGCGGGTGGAAGATTCGCCATCAAGACCGGATTTGTCTTCATCCGTGTCCCAGGCGGGCGACGTGGTTTCAGGCAATAACTCGATAAAACCGCCCATGGTCAGATAGGTGGCCTGTTTGTCGGTCAATTGCAAGATCACGCCCTTGTCATGGCGGGTATTGCCCTGGGCAAAGGCACTGACAACGCGGTAGGTTTTGGTGCTCATGGATTGTGTCCTCGATATCAAATTGCCAGATGCTGGCGGGTGGTTTCCAGTTGGTCTTTACCGTTGATGATGGCCTTGTAATTCACCGGGTCGATTTCATAGACCACGTGACCGTCATCTTCCAGTTTGTAATAGCGCAGGCTCATGGAGAGTTTGAGCGGCATTTCCTCGCCCGGTTTCCATGTATCCATATCGGCATTGGTGAGAAAACCGCGCATGCTGACAATCACGCCTTTCTTGCTGCCATCATCGGACACCTTGGCCCCGCGTGCGGTAAAGGCGAATTGCTCGCCCGGCAAGACCCGCATCAGGTTCAGCACGCGCGGGTCAAACGCCGTCAACGTTGCTTCGGCTTCGAGTTTTTCAAACCGGCCCATCGGCACATCGACTTCGGCGGCCATGCCACCGGCCTGATAGCTCATGAGTTTTGGTTTGATGGCGGGCAGTTTCAGTTCCTTGATTCTTCCGGCAAAACCAATCCCGTCCACAAAGAAATTCAGGTCATACAAAATATCGGCAATCATGGTCAGTATCCTTGGAAAAGAAACGGGTTATGCGGCGCTGCCGGTGCTGAAGATTTCTTCGATATAATCATTCACCAGGCGCGAGCGGAAGGTAATATGTTCTGCCGGATAGGGCGGGGTGAAATCAAAATCAAAATACACCTTGCCCTGGGCAATCTGCTCCGGGGTATTGAGCGCCGGGTCGGCCCAGGCGCGCCCGCCCAGAATCGCCCCGATGGCGGTCAGGTGGCGCAGATAGGCATTGACGCCTTCCAGCACGTCGGTGACATAGGTTTTGGTGATATTGCGATCCACCGCCCACAAGTGAGCACGTAACAGGCTTTCGTTAATCATGTCCGCCGTGCGCCGCACCGACAAGAATGCCCATTTGGGGTCGCTGGAACAGGTACGGTTGCCCCATAACCGGTAACCCTCTTTCTGGATGATGGTGGCGACTTCATTTTCATTGAGATAATTGGCACGGGCATTGGCATCCCCCAGGACAAAATCCACCGCGCGGGCGGTGCCGGTAATGCCGTACATTTCCGTGTTGGACGGCGACCACCAATAACCGCGATCATTGTCCGAGCGCGCGATCATACCGGCGACCCGCGCACTGGCCGGTTGCAAGGCTTCATCATTGGCCTCGGTATCCCACACCTTCACCCACGGATCGACCACATACACCCGCGCCGAGCCGAATTGTTCGCGGTAGGTAATGGCGGCCTGGTCATTGCTGTTGGGGCCATCGGCAATGATGACCGCACGCAGGCGCTCGGCAATGCCCGTGAGTTCTGATACCACCGCCTGATGCTGGCTGAAGCCGGGGGCAATCAAAATCTTGGGCTGCACCTTGACCACGCTTTCAGCGGCGAGGAAGGCTTGCATGCCCTGATACTGGCCGAGGGAATCCACCCCGCCGATGATCCGGCTGATGGTCTGCGCAGGTGTATTTTCTTCGGCGACCCGCACCACGACAATCATCGCCCCGGCCTGGTCGAGAATCCCGTCCACGGCGGCGGGCAGGGTGCCGGTGGCCCCCAGCGCAGCGGCTTCCAGGCGGCTGCCTGCAATCAAGACCGGGGTGTTGAGCGGGAATGCCTCATCACGTCCGCCGGTCAGCCAGCGCGTGGAGGGGCTGGCGGAGACAAGACCACTGCCATTCGAGCCGCCCGCATGTGCAACTGTCACCAATGCCGATGCGTCGGCGTGGCTGTTGATCGCCGTCCGCAGCGCGGCGGCGGTCGTGGTGACATCCCCGCTGCCGTTGCTGGCAAGGGTGACGGTGATGGCCCGCTCACGCACACTGACCGCCAGCGCGGTATCGGGTGCGCCGGGATGGCGCAGGCGCAGCGAGATTTGATTGCCGATCTGCCCGGCGGTTTTGGCGGTGATGGTCAATGCCGTTTTCTGCGCCACACTGCCGATATCCACTGTCGCCGCCGTCTGCGTTTGCGCCTCCGGTGCGGTGCCGATCAGGCCGATCACACTGGAGCGGACCGTGGAGATGGGACGTGCGCCGTAGTCAAGCTCGATGACTTCGACGCCGTGCAGGAATTGATCGGGCATGGGATGGCTCCAACATGGGGAAGATGGCCTATTGTTGGAAACCGGCGCGGGGAGTTCCTGCGGTGGAGTTGACATATAGAAATATTTTCTATATAATATTGCGCATGACCACCAAACAGCGCTTTCGCAACAAATACCGGCTGCAATTGCGCGAACGCGATCACCTGCCGCCGCATGTGCATCTGGTCGGCGGTGGCGTGAATGTCCGCATCAATCTTGAGACACTGGAAAGCGCTGGCGCTTGCCCGCGTGATGTGTTGAAGGAAGTGCTGGCATGGGTGGCAGATCATCAAATCGAACTGCTACAGGAGTGGAAACAATGGCATCCATGAAACGCCCCCGCTTTACCGCGTTGCAGGCATTACCCGGCCATCGCCTGCGCATGACCTTTATTGATGGCTCGCAGGCCACGGTGGATTTCACCCCGCTGTTTGCGCAAAGCCCAGGGCTGGCCCCGCTGCGTGATCCTGCCGCCTTTGCCCAGGTCTGCATTGGTGAAGATGACGGCTGGACGGCGGAATGGCCGCAACTGGATATCCAGATCGGAGCCGATACCCTGTGGCTGGATGCGCAGGCGCAGAACGCCCCGGATGAAAACACCCGCATCTTTGCCCAATGGCGCGCCCGTCACGGGCTGACACTGGCACAGGCGGCGCAGGCATTGGGCATGACTCCGCGCACCATGAGCGCCTATGGCACCGGCCAGCGTCCCGTGCCGCGTTATGTGGCATTGGCCGTCAAGGGGTGGGAGGCGATGGAACGCGCTTAACCCAATCCGCATTCGTAGGTATAATTACCTACATGAAAGCGAGGCTGATTTTTCACGAGAAGGACAAATACCCGGATGGCAGCCTGATGGAAGCGGTCGCCTGGCAAGTGCCAACACCCGTGCCTCCTACCACACACGGCTACAAGTACCGTCTGGTGTATATCCGTGATGGCCGTAGAGTTGTCGGGTTTGATAATGAGCGCGGCAAGGGCGATCACAAGCATATCGGTGATATGGAATTGCCGTATATCTTTGTCAGCATCCCGCAACTGATCGAAGATTTTATTGCAGAGGTGAGAAAATGGAGACAGACATGAACAGAACCCTGACCATCACGTTCAATCCAGATTGGGAACAAAACCTGCGCAAGGCGGCAGTGCTGATGGAAAAAGGCATGGAGACCGGAGAATATCAAGGGGAGTATCTCAATTTCTCTGTCCCTTCCATGTTTTTCAGTCGTCTGACCGGACACCGCTGGAATATCGTGAATGCACTGATGGGGCAAGGCCAGATCGGTATCCGTGAACTGGCCAGAAGGCTGGGGCGCGACCCCAAGAACGTCATGGAAGATACCAAGGTGCTGGTGGAACTGGGACTGCTGGAAAAAACCATGCGCGGCGCGGTGTGCTGCCCGTATGCGCGGATTGAGATTGCAATGGCCTTGACCCCGCCCGTAGCCGTTGATGCTGAACCCGCGCCGGAGATCCATCCCGGTGTCATCCAGCAACCGTTACGCCGCCGCGCGATGCCGCGTGCCCGTACCGCAGGCTAATCCGCCGGGCCGGTCTGCCCGCCCTTGTCGTTTTCCTTGTGGGTGTGCTGTTTCAGACTGATGCCATCGGCGGTCACATCGCCACCTTGCACCTGCACATTGCCCTGGACGGTCAGCGCGCCGGTGCAGGTGGTGGCGGGGGTATCCAGCATCACCGACGGGGCCTGTACGATGACCTGCCCCCCGGCCATCACCGTCACCGGCCCCTGGCACTGGACAAACCATGAGCCGTCGCTGCGGTCATGCACCACGGTATCGCCATTTTGGTAGGTCACGGTATGCAGGTCAGGTGAGGCCGCAGGTTCGGGATGGGCATCGGAATACAATGCGGGCAGCACAAACGCCCCCGGCAGCAGGCCGGATGGGGCCATCACGATCACCTGCTCCCCGATCTCCGGTGCCCACCAATCACGGTCGCCCCCGGCGCGGCGGGTCAGCCAGGGCAGCCAGTCGGTCAGCACATCATCGCAGCGCACGATCACCTGGGCGGCGCTGTAATCGGCCTGCTCCACCGTCCCGACCCGGATCAGGTTGGCAAGGCGGCGTTCCAGTTCGGCAAACTCAAAGTTCATGCGCGCCCCCGGAGATACGCACGTAATCGTCAAGATGCTCGGGACCAGTCTTGGGCGCAATCCCCAGATAAATCTCACCCGGCGGGATGCCCGGCGGTTCCAGTTCGCCCAGGGCCAGTTCCAGGCTGAACTCCACCAGCCAGGCGGTGTAACTGTCCAGTTCGGGGCGGAAGGCATCCCCGGAGGCACTCAACAGGCGCAGGTGCCCGTGGCCGGGCAGGGGGCGGCGGATGTCATGCAGGGCACAGGCCACGCGGGCGGCCAGGGCGCGCACCAGAAGATCGGCACGCGGCAGGTTGGGATCGACCAGGCAATGCGCCTGCCAGCGCACCTCCACCAGCAGGCGGGCATCGCCATTGGCCTGCATCGGTTCGATGCTGTCAATCTCAAGATACACCGCTGGCACATGCAGGCGGCGCTGGGTCTGCGCCGGGGCATCGGCGCTGATTGTGGGGATGTCGGGCAGGGCGGCACGCAGTTTTGCCACCAGCGTATCGGCGCAATCAATCAGCGTGGTCATTTCAGTTTTCCGGTGAGTTTCAGCAGTTCATAGCGGATTTCCTGCCGCAAAAAATGCAGGAAGCGTTCTTCGCCGCGTTCAGCCGCCTGCTCAACGGCGGCGCGGCCTGCCTCTTCGATTTCCAGCTTGACCAGTTCCAGCGGGAAGCGTTCCTTGCCGGTGCGCCTGTACAGCCCGCCGCCGTATTGGTCGATGGGAAAGGCATCCTTGAAAAAATACCGCCCGGCGCGGGTACCGCCACGCACCTTGCGCACAGCGCCCAGGCGGGCGGCGGCCATGGCATTGAGGCCCAGCCAGACCTTTTGCTGCAAACCTTCCCCCTTGCGGTACAGGCGCAGGCGGGCGCGGACAAGCTTTTGCTGCAAGCGCAGTTCCGCCGAAAGCTTGCGCGCGGATTCGGCCTGGATGGAACGCGCACTCTTGCGGATGGCGCGCATCGCGGCGGCGCGCACGGCCTTGGGGGTGAGGTGCAGGCGTCCGGTGACATTCAGGATGTCCGCCTGCGAGAGGGCGACCTGCACATCCATCATGGCGGTGACACCACTTCGCGCAGTTCCAGCACAATCAGGCCGCTGCCGTCGGGTTCCACGCTCATGACCTCGTAGGTCTTGCCCAGCACGTCGGCTAGGTCGCCCTTGGCAACCTCCACCGCGTCCACCTCGCGCACGGTCAGGGTCGGTTCCAGCAACCCGGTGCGCAGGCTGCCCAGGCGCGGCTCCAGCCACGGCGCGGCGAACATCCCGCGGACCGGCGTGCCGTTGATTTTGGCCGCATCACCCAGTTGCAGGAACAGCGTGGCATCCATGCGCGCCAGTTTTTCGCGAAAGGTGGTCATTCCGGCGCGCCCTCCCATGCCTCAACGAGTGCCCGCTGGCGGGCGGCACAATCGGCATAGCGCAGGGCGAGGTCAATATGCGCCAGCGCCAGCGCATCCCAGGCATCCGTCGTCAGCATCGGAATCGGCGGGCACGGGGCGGACAGGTTCGTCGGCAGTGAGGGCCGCATTGGCGGCGGCAAGCGCGGCGTTGAGGTGCTGCATGCGGCCAGCATCAATGACGCAATCAGAAGGCAAGGGGGTTTGGCGGATTTCATGGGTATAGCGCTCGATCAGGGGAGGGCGCAGCGCGGCCAGGGTGTCGATGCGGTCGGCCAGTGCCGATGACAGCGCAGCCAGGCGTTCGGATTCCTGTTGAAAGGCGTGCCATTGCGCGTGAACATCCTGTTCACGCTGCGCAGCCTGCCCGGCCCGGTACTGCCCCTGCCCGTACAGCCAGCCGCCGCCCAGGACGGCGACCAGCACCAGCAGCGGCCACAGCACGCGCACCATCACTGCGCGGCCACACAGCGCGCATGGCGGTCTTGCTGGCGTGTCCACACACCCTTGCAGCCGCCGGGGCCCCAATTGGACGGCAGGCGGCAATCGCGCCCGGCCTGGAAGCGCCAGCGCAGCAATGCATCGCACGCCTGCCGGTATTGCCCCCGCAACAGATGGCGGCGCATGGAGGAGTTGCGCCAATTGCCGATGCCGTATTGCCCGACAAAATCCAGATACAGGTCGTATTCTTCCTGATGCAGGGCGACGCCGGGCAGGCTGGCGCGGAAGCGGATTTCATCCTCGCTCATGAGCGCCCGTGCCAGTTGCACCGCGCGTTCACGGGTGATCGGGGCGTCATTCAGCGTGACCGGCGTGCCATCCTCATAGCGGGTGCTGCCGTGGCCGATGGTGGGGACATCGCCACGGGTCGGGATGTGCGGGGCCAGCAGCGCTTGTCCACCTGCATCCTGCACCACCGGGCTGCTGCCTTCATACGACAGCCAGCCCGCAAACCCTGCGGCACTGACGGCCAGGCTGGCGACCAGCAGGCGGGGGCGGGAGAGGCTCGGCTTCATGCCTCACGCCCTGCGCGCAGCGCGGCAATGCGGGCCTCACTCTCACGCTGCTCGCGCTGGTTTTCCTGCTCCTTGAAATGCCACTCGCGCCGGTCACGCCGCACGCTGAAATAGAGATTGATGCCCAATCCGGCAATGGCGGTTGTTCCGGCAATGATGCTGGTCCAGTTCCAGCCCGCCATCCCGGCCCAGATACTGCCGCCCGCCGAAGCGACGGTGGTCACGAACGCAGACTTGATCGCCGGGGTATCGGGGATTCTTTCCAACAGTGCATGCATGGTTGCGGACATTTTCATGGCCGTGCCGGGTCAGCTCAACACCAGCTTGATGACGGCACGCGGGCGGGTGCAGATGCTGATGGGGTTACTTTGTGCTTCCAGCACCACGCCCTTGTTCAGCGGCTTGGGTTCCTGCTTGGCGTAATGCGGCAGGCCGATGGTGTTGGCGGTTTCGTTGTAGTTGGCCGGGGCAAAGCGGGTCAGGAACATATCCTCAACCCCTTCGGGGATGAGATACGCCTCGCCATCGTCGATAAACGCCGTGCTGCCGATGCCGCCGCGCCATTCTTCCCAGGTGCCCCCGGCAAACTCGAAGCCCTTGCGCGGGTCAGAACGCAAGAATGCGCCCGACTCCCACAGTTCATAGGCTTTTTGCACCTTGGCATGGGCAATCATGGTGCGGAAAAAGGTCTTGCCGCACAGCACCCGGAAACCGCTGTAGGGCTCATTGCCCAGAGCCGTTTCCATTTTGTCCACGGCGGCCAGGGTTTCGGCGCGGACATCGGTCGCATCATGGCTCAATTTGAACTCATGGGTTTGCTGTTGCAGGGCAAACTGGGTAAAGAGATTGCTGATGACGGTCGCGCCATCAGCGTCAATGATCGTGCCCTTGACCGCGCCCACGCGCTGATACTCAATGGTGGCATCCAGCCTGCGGCGCATTTTTGCCAGGCGCTTTTGCACGAAGGACACCATCGTATCCAGTTCCGATGCCGCCCCAAAGGCACGCAGGTTCTGCACCTCATCGGGGGTGATGGTGGCCTGGGTGGGCAGGTGGGTGGTCGGGAACATCACCAGCGAGCGGGTGCTGCCGCCGGTCTGGTCGGTCGGGTCGGTGGTGCGCGACTGGTTGGGGACCAGGGTCAGCGTATCGACATCCTTTTCCACCGCCAGGCTGGTGGTGGTCAGGCCCTCTTCGGCAAACAGGCCCAGACTGGCCAGCCGGGACGGCAGCGGCGGGGCTTCGTTGATCGCCGCCGTCAGCGCTTGCAGGGAAAATTTGTCGTCTTCAAAAATACCAAGATCCATGAGGAGGCTCCGATGGGGTTAAACGGGGAGGGAGGCAGCGGGGACGGCCTTGTTGCGCCGCGAGTAGATGGTGCGGAAATCCAGACGTTGATTGAGGGCGGCCTTGTCCGCATCTGGGGCCGGGGCATCGCTGGGCGACTGGTTGCGGATGGCGGGCAGTTCGGCAGCGCGGGCCTGCAACAAGTGCTGGCGGGCGTGGGCAATGGAACTGCCTGCCAGAATCAGCGCGTGCGCTTCTTCGGCGCGCCCGGCGGCAGCGGCAAGGGCGCGGATGTCGTTGGCCTCTTGCAGGCGGCGGGCAACGCTGTCGGCATCCAGCGCGGCGCGGATCAGCAACGGGGACAGGGCAGGCTCACCGGCGGCCAGGCAGGCGCTGGCAATGGCATCGGCGGGCATGGGCGGTACCATTTTCGTGGCGTCAGGTAAATGGTCTGCCGGGGGCGGGACGGCAGGGGCCAGCAGCGCCTTGGGCACATGCGCAAAGCGCGCGGCCTGGGGGGCGGACAGGTGCGCCGCCACCGGCACGGCATCAGTGACTTCGTGAATAAACCCGGCATTGGCCGCAGCGGTGCCGTCCAGCCAGGTTTCAGCGTTCATCATGTCGATAATGTCGGCATGTGCCTTGCCGGTATTGCTGGCGTAGATATTGGCGAGACTGCCGGTGATCTTGTCCAGCAGCGCGGCCATTTCGCGCATTTCCTGCGCATCGCCCCGGGAAAACGACATCGGGTTATGCACCATGATGTAGGCATTGGCAGGCGCAACACGCTTGCCCGCAGCCAAAAGCGGCAAGGTGGCGGCACTGGCGGCAAGTCCTACCACAGTGGCGGTGAGCCGCTCGCGGGCGGAGGCCAGCACGTGATACATCGCCAGTGCCTCAAACACTTCGCCACCGGGCGAGTGGATGTTGAGGTCAATCGGGATGTTGTCGGGCAGGGCGGCAAAGTCGGCAATAAACTGCTTGGCGGTAATCCCCCAGCCGCCGATTTCATCAAAAATGGAGATGCTGGCCCGCGCGGGCGCGGCATCGCCGGTCGCCGCGCTGCCATCGGCAGCCAATGCCTGGATGGTGTACCACGTCTTCATTGCAAAGTCCGGTATGAATGCATGGGGGCATCATGGGCATATCGGTGTGCGGGTTCCTGCGGTGGAGTTGCAGAAGCTGTCTTGATGTATTGCTTTTTTGATTTATAGTGCTATAATGATGCATATGAAGGCGGAAAGAATCATCCACGACAAGAAAGTGACAGACAGGCTTATTGTTGAGCGTGTTGTCTGGCATTTGCCGCAACCCAGTGAAGAACGCCCGCACGGGCTGAAATACCGCCTGTATTGCGGGACGCTGGATGGGGCGTGTGTAGTGCGCTATGACAATGAACACGGCAAGGGCGACCACCGGCATTACGGGGACGATGAAGTGCCTTATCACTTTTCCAGTCTGACCGCCCTGCTGATCGATTTCCGCCGCGATATTGAACGTCTGACAGGAGAACCCGCACCATGAAAGCCATTATTGAGATTACTCCATCGGGGACGGACGTTGATGAGGCGATGGATATTGCCCGCCGGTTTGATGCCGGATTGCCGACACCACCTGCCGACTACCGCCTGCACTTTGAGTCCGCCCGGCTGCTGTTTTCGTACCTGACCGGGACGCGGATGGAATTGCTGGACACCCTGCGCCGCAAGGGCGCATGCACCGTCTACGCCCTTGCCAAGGCGTGCCAGCGCCATTATTCCAATGTGCATCGGGATGTGGTCGCACTGGAAGGGATGGGCCTGATTGAGCGCAATGAGGACGGGGCCGTGCTGGTGCCGTTTGATTCGGTGGAAATCCGGCTGGGGTTGGCGGCTGCGGCGTGAAAGCGGCGCATCAGGAGCCAGTCAGTCGCCTGAATCCTCCGGTTCCGGGTCGGCTCCGTCACGGTCCAGGCCCAAATCCTGCTCACGCGCCCGGTCATCGGCAATCTCGCGGTCCACCACTTCTACATCGTAGCCGCGTTTGGTGACCGCCTCCTTGCGGCTCATGATGCCGTTATTGATGGCCAGCACATCGGCCTGGATATCCTGCACCGGGTGGATGTAGGGCCAGCCGTGCGGTGTCCAGAGTGTCCGCTTCATCTGCACGGCCTCCCCGGCGGGAAGAACACCGGACAAAATGCCCGCATCTACCCACGCCCGGCGCACGGGTTCGCACAATTGCGGTTCCAGCACATGGCGGATGAGCGCCTCGGCGCGGCGCTTGTATTCGTTGATCGCCACCCGCACCACGCGGTCATTGACGCTGGAATAATCCCCGGTCAGGATCGGATACGGCAGCCCCAGGGCGGCGGCGATCAGGTGCAACTGGTGGCGGGTAAATTCCTGGTAGCCGGTGGAGGTGCCGGGCGGGGTGGAAAATTCCAGACCCTCGCCGCGTTGCAGTTCCTGCAATACACCGGGCTTGAACACCAGTGGCGGCTGCTCGGCGGGGTCATCGGGCAGGGGCGTGTTGCCCGGGCCGATCAGTTCCACGCCGGGATCGGGGGCGGGCTTGGTGATGAATCCGACAAACAGATTGGCGATTTTCTGACGCACCAGTTGCGCATCGTCAAATTCATCCAGGTCTTTGAGCCGCAACAGCACCGGGGCCAGCACCGGCACGCCGCGCAACTGGCCGGGGCGGGTGGATTCAAACAGGTGCAGCACGCGGTGCGCAGGCACGCGCACCGGGGTGTTGTCGATGATGTCAAAATCGTTCGGGTGATGCGGGTGCAGCCAGTACGCGACCCGCCGCCCGCGCGTATCCAGTTCAATCCCGTCCACAATCACATGTCCGTTGCCCAGGCGCTCATTCTTGAACGGCAGGTGATCGGATTCCAAAAGGCGGATGCTGAGCGGAATGTCGTGCCGCGCATCATGTTCCAGCAGGCCCAGCACTTCGCCCGATTCCAGCATGGCGCGCAGGGCCAGATATTGCAGCCCGTAGAAATCCGTTTGCCCATCGGCATCACAGGTCAGCGACCACGCCTCCCAGGTGTCGATCAACTGCATGCGCAGGGAGCCGGACGCGGCCATCGGTTTGGGCGACACGCCGGTGCCGATGATGTCTGTCACCATGCGGTCAATGGCAGCGCGGGCGATGGGATTGTTGCGACAGGCATCGCGGGAACGCGCCCGCAGCACGGCCAGGTTCATGTGCTCGCGCTTGGGCGAGGTGTCCCATGGCCGCCAGGACAAGAACCGCCGCCCGCGCCCGGCGGCCTCATGGCTGCTGGCACGCGGCGGGTGGATGGCGTGGACGATGGCCTGCCCCAGCACCCGGCCCAGGGCACGGGTGATGAGGCCGGGGCGCGGCGGTCTGGTGGCGGGCAGGGTCATGTGTCCTTGCCCCCGTGCAGGCATTGCCATGTCCGCCCGGACAAGGGTACCCGCCGGGGTGCAAGCTGCTGCGCGATCTCATCGCGCAGTTTGCGCAATTCAGTGATGGACACTTCCTGATACTTGGTCCAGCGGTCGCCGAAGCGCAGTTCATTCACTTTTTTGCCGGTGGACGCGGCCACAATGGCCGCATCAACATCGGCAAGATCTTGCAGGGTATGGGCCATGGGGAGGCAATGGATGGCGGGGGGCTGGATGCCTACCCTATAGAACACGTGAAGACCGCTCCTGCGGCGGGGTTGACATTGTCATCATTTTTGATTACAATGAGTACATTGAATCACGCCCGATTGCAGGCATCTATGAAGCAAAGTGAATTCATCAAATGGCTGACCGCCCGTGGTGCCACCTTCCGGCACGGCAGCAAACATATCAAAGTGTGCTGCAACGGAAAGCAAAGCCATTTGCCACGCCATCCATCGGCAGAACTGAAAACCGGGCTGGTGGAAGGCATCAAGAAGCAATTGGGACTGAAATAACCCCCCGAGATACCACCCCCCCAGGAGATTGGACATGCATTATCCCGCCACATTCACCGCACAGCCAGAAGGTGGCTTTGTGGTCACCTTCCGGGACATTCCCGAAGCCATCACCCAGGGCGACAGCGAACAGGAAGCGTTGGAGATGGCAGAAGATGTGTTGATTTCAGCAATGGATTTTTATGTGGAAGATCGTCGTCAGGTGCCGCCACCCTCTGCGCCGCAACCTGACGACCGCCTGGTGCGCTTGCCTGCACGGGTCGCGGCCAAGATTCTGTTGCTCAATGCGCAACTGGCACAAGGTGTCAGCAATGCCGAACTGGCGCGCAGGCTGGGGCTGCCCAGACAGGCCGTACAACGGGTTACAGACCTGCACCATGCGACCAAAATTGACACGATTGACCGGGCCTTGCAGGCACTTGGGCAGCATTTGCAACTATCGGTGGCGGCGTAATCACGCTTGCACCGCCGCCCGCGCCAAGAGCATGCAGCAGGTGGCACGTGACAGCGGCTGTGCCGTGAGCAGTTGTATCGCTCGTTCAGTGAAAACGGCAACCCCACCTTGCGCAGCCTGCTGGCCGTCATGCAGGCGTTGGGTCTGGGGCTTCGGGTGCAGCCAACGGGGCACGCGGCGTAATCATGCCCCTGCAAAGGGGCAGCCAGGCAATTCGAAGAGCCTCTAATAGTCTTCCAGAGGGCGATTGCTACCTTTGATGTAAGTACCGCAAAAATGGGTCAGACCGTCCTTTCCAAAGATTTGGGTTGCGCACCAATCTCGACCAAGTTCTTGGCCGATTCTTGTGACAGTAGCTCTGTTTACCAGTTGCGAAACATCAATCCCCTCCAAGTTTCCCCATTGCGCCGCCTTGATTTCCTCCCAGTTGAAATTAAGAATCATCGCCCGCGCTTGATCCTTGTTTCCAAGCCGATCAACCGTCTCCACGTACATGTCAAATTCAATTTGCTTGTAGGCGTTATCAGGCACCCTGCGTTCAATATTGGACAGTACATTTTTAATCTCCGCCCAAACCAATCTCTTCCGTTCGGGATTGGCGTTTGGCTTCCATTTCATAACGAGCCGCTGCCCTTCCCATTCCTCCTGTGCTGAAAAGATGCCGCTGTTCAGTCTCTGAATGTTTCGCAGCCGTTGAGTGAGGGCTTTTCCTGCTTGCGAGCTATCGTTTTCAGGTTGTGGTGCTGATACAAGCGCTTCTGTAACCTCTGTTGAGGCAACTGCTGTTTCGGTGGAAGCAGCCGATCTCTCCACGGTTTCAGTTGGCACAGTCGTTTCGTCAGATGACTTTTTGGGAGGAGGGGCAACAATACTGCCAATGATTGACAGCCCCAGGAATCCCAAACCATACACCAAGCCCACCTTCCCTCTGGTGCCATCTGTTCCGCGCAAGACCGCGCTAGGCTTGAACATGCCAATCACCAGTAACACCAGACAAACAAAAGTCAAAAATCCAAACAAAGATCCCATTGAAATTCCCCTGTCATACCGGAAGCAGTACCCCAACACTGTAACAAAGCATCCATCATCCTTGCACCCCCACCCGCCGCTTGCCCCCGCCACGCCCGCCACGGATCTGCGCCGGTGCCAGTTCCAGCAGCGGCAATGTGCCTTTACGGTCGGTTTTTTCCATCGCTTCGGCGTCGTTGGCAAAGCGGCCCACATCGGCCAGGTCTTCCACTTCGCGCCGGGTCAGGCACATGATCTGCGCGATTTCGCCGTCATGCATGCCGCGCATGCGCAGGGCATAGACCTGGCGGGCGCGGCGGACTTCTTCAAACCAGGACAGGCGCGGGATGAACAGTTGTTCGCCGCCCCAGTGTTCGCTCAACCGGCGCACGGCGCTTTCGCCGATCACCTTGGCAATCACGCTGGTTTCGGGCCGGGTGGTCGGGATGACGATGTTTTTCCCGCCCCACCAGGCGGCCAGAAGGACGGTGGCGCGCAGGCCGATCACGGCGGCAAGGTCTTCGAGGATGGTGTTGCGCTGGCTGGATTGCAGGCGGTTGGACATGGGGCACCTTGGGGGAGTTACAGGGCGTTCAAGATCGTGCGTTTGCGGGCAGGACGGGGCGGGGCCGCCGCGACGGGCGGCTGTGACAGGTTGACCCGCGACAGGCGCATGGCGGCCAGGGCGTAGACGGCGCAATCCAGCGCCTCATTGCGCGCCCGGATTTGCACCCACTCGCTGAACGGGCGCGAGCCGCGCAGCCGGGTGACCAGCTTTTCGGCGGATAACTGGGCAAAATACTCATCATCAAAGGCCGGGCTGCGCGGGAAGTGGATGTAGCCGGGGCCGGGGGTGTCGAGTTTGAGCCGGGCATACAGCAGCGCCTTGCCCTGATCGACGCCGATGGGTTCAACCACATGCTGGCGCTGGTTGCGGCGGCGCAGGCGGGCGGCGCGGCGGCGGTCATCTTCAATCAGCGGGCGGGCGGTGCCGGACAGACCTTTGCCGGGGAGGGTCCAGCGCTGTTTTTCGCAGAAGGCATAGACCTGGCTGGCGTTGTAGCCCGAGTCAATCACCGCCACCTGCACCCGCGCCTGTTGCAGGGCGGTGGACAAATCCTGCCAGACGGCGCTTTCCGAGGTTTCGCCGGGCAGGATGAGGTGATCGAGCAGCCAGGCTTCTTCTTTCTCGCCCCAGGCCACAACCGACAGTTCCAGGCGGTTTTTCTGCACGTCCACGCCTGCGGTGATGAGCCGCCAGCGCGGGTCGGGGGTGAGCGGGTCATAGTCTTCCAGCCGCGAGATCAGGGACACCGCTTCGATGCTGTCACCGGCTTCCTCCCAGGTCTCGCCCAGATAAGTGTTGACAAAGGCTTTCATTTCGGCGGTATCGCCCTGGCAGTCCAGCCATTTTTGTGCGATGTCGCGCCAGGACAGCCCCAGCCCGACCGGGGCATACAGGGCATTGATGTGGTAGCCGCGCTGGCGCTTGATGTGCGGGGCGGCGGCAATCCAGCGGCCTTGCGCCAGCATCTGCGGTTTGTGCGATTCGCTGATTTCCGCGGCGCAGTGCTGGCACACGTACCACGCGGACAGCACCTGTGAGCGCAATATTTCCCCGGTCTCCTTGTCCACGCTGGGGGTGGCATGCCATTTGAGGCCGTGGCGGGCCTCGCCGCTGCGGTCAAAGGCCAGCACCTGATGCTGGCCGCAGTGCGGGCAGGGGACGTGGTAGCGGCGCTGGTCGCTGCGCTCGTATTGCTGGCTGATCCGGCAGCGCCCGGCCAGCGTGGGCGTGCTGACAAAATACGATTTCGCCCGGCTGTAGGTGCGCTGGCGGTTTTCGATCAGGGTCATCGGGTCGCCTTCGCCGCCGATATCCCAGGGGAAGGCGCTGACCTCATCGGTAATCACATAGGGAATGTGGTCGCTGCGCAGGGAGTCGGCACTGTTGGCACCGCTGCGGATGATGCGCGCGTGTGCGCCGTATTCGACCACATCGGCGCGGTTGGATTTGTCGCGGCGGCTGGTGGACACCAGGCCAGAAAGCACTTCGGTTTCGGCCAGCATCTTGTTCATGCGTGGGTTTAGACTGCGGTCGCGCAGTTCCAGGGTCGGCATGACCACCAACAAATCCTTGTTGCGCAGGTGGTGCATGACATAGCCGATCCAGTTCATCATCACCTCACTGCCGCCCACGCCCGATGATTTCTTGAACACCACTGCGCGGACGGGGCTGTGTTCGGACAGGCTGTCCATGATTTCGCGCAGATACGGGGTCAGGTCGGTGTTCCAGCGCCCCGGCGCGTTGGTGCCGCTGCGCAGCCAGCGGTGGCGGTCGGCCCATTGGCTGACGGTGAGCAGATCACGTGGCCGTGCGCCCCGGGCGAATTGCTCGCCCGCCAGGGGCAGCGCCGGGGTGGCCGTGCGCACGTGCTCGCCCAGGGCGGTCAGTACCGTATGGGCGGCATCGGAGAGCAGGTAGTGGACGCGGGTTTCATCGGATTCGCCGTCAATGGCCTGCAACAGCAGGGCGGGCCAGGCCGCCAGTTCCACCGCCAGCGCCCGGCGCAGGGCCAGCCCGGCGGCCAGCACGGCGCGGCGGGGGCAGGTGTCTGCAAGCAGGGCATCATGCGCCCGCTGCGCGGTCAACATGCGCAGGCGTTCGCGTTCGGTTTGCTGGGCGGTCAGGTTGGGCATGCAAAGTCAAAGGGGATGATGGGGTTCATGGGGTGGTCTCCGGGGTGGTGGCGGGGGTGGTGTTCATGCATGTGCTCCAGTCATCCGGGTGGACACGCGGGCCAGCAGGGTGTGGGCCAGTTCGCCCAGTTGGGTGGTGGTGAGGTTCGCGCCGATCTCGCCGGTTTTCAGCCCCTTGGCAAAGGTCTCGGCGGTGAGCAGGCAGGCGTCGTGG